GCCGGCGCGCTGTGCGGGAAGCCCTCGCCCCTCGACGTCTGCGTTTGCGGTCTGACCTGCGAGGAGCACGAGCAGGGCACCCCGGTTGGGCACGCCTGCCGCCGTTTCCTCGTCCCCAAGCCGAGGTCGCCGGTCGCGCTCTCGCACTCGGACCGGCATCGAGGAAGGGCTGACCGTCGCTGGCGCAGGATGGTCCGCTGCTACGACTGCGAGACCCGCGTGCCGATACTCAAGGGCAAGTGGGGCTGGCGTCAGCGCCGCCTCGACCGAGGACCGCGCACGAAGCGCCGAGCCATCTGCGCGGCGTGCATCGCCGCCGAGGAGACCGAAGAGTGACCCCCGACCTCGCCGAGCGAGCGACCTACGAACGCCGAGCCCTACACGACCTCAAGCAGGACCCCGACAACCCGAAGAGCCACCCCGACCGCAACCTGCGCGCCATCCGAGCGAGCCTCGCCGCGCACGGGCAGGTCGCCCCGCTCGTCGTGCAGGCGTCGACGGGCGTCATCATCGCTGGCAACGCGACCGCGCTGTGCATGGCCGCCCTCGGGATGGTCGAGGCCGACGTGGCTGTGGTTGACTGCGACGACGAGGAGCGGCGCCGGCTCGCAGTCCGGCTCAACCGGACGTCGGAGCTGGGCGAGTGGAACACCGACAACCTACGCGCCGCCCTCGACGGCTGGGGCGAGGATGGCTTCGACGCCGAGCTGTGGTCGGCTGATGAGGCCGCCGCGCTCTTCGAGGGGACCGGCGGACCGGGCTCGGGCTCGGGCAGCGGCGAGGACCCCTACAGCCGCAAGGTCAAGGCGCCGGTCTACGAACCGAAGGGCGAGTGCCCCGAGCCGTCCGACCTCTTCGACATCACGAAGAGCGCCGAGCTACGGGCGGACATCGTCGAGGCCGACCTGCCGCCCGACCTCACCACCTTCCTGCTCGAAGCGGCCGACCGGCACACGCGGTTCCACTTCCGACGCATCGCCGAGTTCTACTGCCACGCCGAGCCCGAGGTGCAGCGCCTAATGGAGGCTTCCGGGCTCGTCATCATCGACTTCGACGCCGCCATCGAGGCCGGCTTCGTGAAGCTCTCCTCGCGCCTCGGCGCGCTCGCCGACGACGAGGTCAGCCGTGCGTGACGACTTCGTCGCCTTCATCCTCTCGCACGGTCGAGCAGACCGGGTCCACACCTACGACGAGCTGCGCCGGTCCGGCTACACGGGCCGCATCTACGTCGTCATCGACGACGAGGACGAGAGCGCCGAGCACTACCACGCGACCTTCGGCGCCGAGGTGCTCGTCTTCTCCAAGGCTAACATCGCCGCGCGCTTCGATGAGGCGGACAACTTCGACGACCGGCGCGCCATCTTCTACGCCCGCAACGCCTGCTGGGACCTCGCTCGGCAGGTCGGCGCCCGCTACTTCATCCAGCTCGATGACGACTACACGAGCTTCTTCTACCGCTTCGACACCGCCGGCATGTGGGGCTCCTACCGCATCCGGTCGACGCTCAACGACCTCTTCGAGGCGCTCGTCGACTTCCTCGACGAGACCCAAGCGGCCACGGTCGCGATATCGCAGGGCGGCGACCACATCGGCGGCGCCCCTCCCGACATCCGGCTCAAGCGCAAGGCGATGAACAGTTTCGTGTGCGATGTCGAGCGGCCCTTCGACTTCGTCGGCCGGGTCAACGAAGACGTCAACACCTACGTCTCGGAGGGGCGCCGCGGGAAGCTCTTCCTCACCGTGATGCAGGCCCAGCTCAACCAGAAGCCCACGCAGGCGAACGCGGGCGGGATGACCGACCTCTACCTCGACGCCGGCACCTACGTGAAGAGCTTCTACACCGTCCTCTACGCGCCCTCGGCGGCGCGCATCGGCGAGCTTGGCGACCCCGGCAGGAAGGGCGGCGCCGAGAAGGGCGTGGCGCACTACCGCATTCACCACGCCATCGACTGGCCGAGGACCGCCCCGTGCATCCTCCGCGAGGAGCACCGCCGTGAGCGCTGACCCCGAGCTGTGGGCCACCGAGCCCTTCATCGGCCCGTTCACGATGCGCGACGCGCTGCGACTGCACGACTTTCTGTGGGATGACGAGCTGCTACGCATGGAGGTCGAGGACGTCGTGCGGCGCGCGTTCGCGCTCGGCGAGGACCTCGATGAAGCGCTGTGGCGCGCCTGCTGCGAGTGGGACCTATGAGCCGCGACCACCCGGTGCCCCGTCGGCACGACAGCTACCTCGAAGCCTACCGGCACGGCGTGAAGGCCGGCCGCTGCTCGCGCCTCATCTCGCGACAGGCACCGGTCCCCTCGGTCTACGTCGAACGGCAGGCGCAGGCGTGGCGCAACGGGTACAGCGAGGGGCTCAAGGGGTGAGCGCGGACCCGCGCGCCGAGGCCTACGCAGCCGCGCACCGGCTCAAGGGCTTCCTCGCGGCGAACCCCCTCGCGGTAGCTCGTCTGTGGCAGCCGAAGGGCTGGACGCCCGAGCGGACCTCGCAGCGCGAGGCGATGCGGCGCCTCCTCGGGACGCCCGACCTGCTGGTGTTCGTCCTCCTCGGCGGCAACCGCTCGGGCAAGACCGAGGCCGGCGCGCAGCTCGTCGTCGCCGTCGCCCTCGGCTCGGACCACCCGGCGGTCCAGCTGTGGTCGCGCGTCAACGGCATCCCCATCGACCGCGTCCAACCGGGTCCGGGCGTCGTCTGCTGCTCGGCGCTCACCGGCAATGAGAGCATCCGCATCCAGCGGCCGAAGGTCGAGGCCTACCTGCCGGCCGGGTCGAGGTGGTCGAACCGCCACGGGCACGGCGAGGCGAGCGTGCGCCTGCCCAACGGTGGGGTCATCCTCTTCAAGTCGAACGACCAGCGAGAGCGCGCGTTCCAGGGCGCTGACTGGGACATGCTGTGGCTCGACGAGGAGCACGACGAACCAGTCTTCAACGAAGGTCGGATGCGCCTCGCCGACCGCGCAGGCCTCGCGGTCTTCACGATGACCCCGCTCAAGGGCAAGACGTGGGTCTACCGGCGGTTCGTCGAGGAGCCCGAGGACGGCTCAGCGAGCTACGCGCTCAACAGCCGGGACAACCCGCACGTCCCGCAGGACTACCTCGAACGCCTGCTGGCGCAGTACGGGCCGCACGAGAGAGCCGCTCGCGAGCGCGGCGAGTTCACCGCGCTGGAGGGGCGCGTCTTCGAGTTCTACCGGCACCTCCACGTCGTCGAGGCCTTCGACCCGCCCGAGGACTGGCAGCGCTTCCAGGGCTGGGACTTCGGGACGCGCAACCCGACCGCGGTCGTCTGGTGCGCCCTCGACCCGAGCGATGACGTCCTCCACGTCTACCGCGAGCACTACAAGGCCGGCTGGACCGTGAAGCAGCACGCCGAGCGGGTCCACGAGCTGGAGGCCTGCGAGACCTGTCTCGGCGAGCCTGTACAGCCGTCTGTGGACGTCGACGACAGCTGGCTCTACCCGGACGACCCGGAAGTAGTCGCCGCGGGTTTCTGCGACCGCGTAGATGGTCTACGGGTCTGCCCGGGCTGCCTCGGTCGAGGTCGGCGAGAGCCGCTGCCTGAGTGGCGCGTAGGCGACCCCGCAGCCAAGTCCGAACGGCTGACCCTCGCCCGCGAGCACGACCTCCAGACGGTCAAGGGGCGCAACGACGTCCGGCCGGGTCTCAACTCGGTCGCCGAGCGCCTCGCGCCCGACGTCGAGGGGCGCGCCCATCTCGTCGTGCACGACTCCTGCCCGAGGCTCGTCGGCGAGTTCGAGGGCTACGTCTGGAAGACCACCCGAGGGTCGAAGGCCGACCCCAAGGACGAGCCGCTCAAGCGCGACGACCACGCGCTGGACGCCCTTCGCTACGTCGTGTTCCGGCTCAAGCGCGGGCAAGGATCCTTGGCGTAGACCTCGGCGGGCAGGGCATCCGGCAGACCCTTACGCAGAAAGTCTAAGAAAAGTCTTCGCCGAGAGCACGAGGGAGTCTTATACTCAGGGTGTAAGGAGAACAACATGACCCGCACCGCCGACACCGCCGCCCTCGACACCTACCGCGCAACCGTCCTCGCCGCCCTCCGCGCCAACTGGGAAGGGACCATTGGCGACGACATCGCGGCCAAGTACCCGAACACCATCAAGAACAGCTTCCGCCGCGGTGCTTGCCCCCACACCACCGCTCACCGGCTCACCCTCCGCGCCCTCGGTGTCCGGTAGCCCACCCCCACTCAACCCAACGGAGCACCGACCATGACCTACCTCGACCGCCTCGCCGCCCTCGCCCGCAACGTCGCCGCCGCCGACAAGAGCTTCGACAGCTTCTTCGCCGCCATCGGCACCGACGAGACCGGCATCACCGCCGACTCGGCGATGCTCCGCGACCTCTTCAACGCCCTCCGCGCCGCCGCCTGGGACAACTTCGGCTTCGACGCTCGCTTCACCTCGGACGTCTACGGGCACTGGACCGCCAGCACCGACTTCGGCAACCGGGTCGTCTCGACCTTCAACGACCTCGTCGAGGGCGACGAGACCCCGATGCTGACCGACCGCAACGACAGCGTCAGCCCGGCCCTGTGGCTCAAGGCGCTCTCGTCCGCCATCGTCGACCAGCGCATCATCGAGGCCGACGCCGAGCGCGCCGAGCTGGACCGCCTCGCCGCCCTCCCCCACTACGCCGACGACTTCAACACCGCCGCCGACGCCTACGCCGACGCCCTCGACCGCTGAGCCACGACGCCTCCCTCTCGGCTCGGTCGAGGGGTCGCGCCGCGCCTCCGCGGACCCGAACAGGAGCCCACGATGTCCTCCCAGCTCACCTCCCTGACCGTCGCCGACCTGAAGCGCCTCCGGCGCGCCGTCCATGAGCACGCCTACATGCTCGGCTTCGAGGCTGGGCGCGAGTATGACCGCACCATCGGCGAGAGCCACCGCCGCGGTGACGCGGTCGTCTCGGGCTCGGCTCGTCGCCTGCCGGCCGACTTCCTCGGCCGCCGGTACTGGAGCACCAACCCCTACCTCGGCCGCTTCGGTGTCGCCGGCCTCGACCACGCCTTCGAGGGCTGGGGCTTCCTCCGGCGCTGGTACGAGCGCGGCTTCGAGCGCGGTCGCTGGGCGACCACCCCCAGCTTCGTCGAAGCGCACGCCCGCCACGATGCCCGCGCCGCCGCCCGAGCCTGAACCCCGACGCCTCCTCGCCGGTCCCCTCGGGCCGGGTCGAGGCGCCGCGATTCAGCGGACCCGAACAGGAGCCCCACCATGACCCGCTGCCCCTACTGCAACGACCGCTTCGAGGACCTCGACGCGCACGTGCCCTGCCCCGAGGACGCGGGCGACAACCCCATCGCCTCCATCGCTCGCCGCCGCGCCGTCTCCGACGCGCTCGCCGAGGGTCGCCACGCCGCCCTCCGAGAGCGCGCGACCGGCAAGGCCCAGACGAACCCCTACCCCGAGGGCAGCAACCTCAACAGCTGGTGGCGTCGCGGCAAGCTCGTCGCCGACCTCGGCCGATAGCGCGACGCCCGAGCTGCCCGCCAGAAGGGCACCGCCAGCTACCGCCCGAGCGCCGCGCGTTCGGTCACGGTAGCTGTCGTGCTGGACCCCTCGCAAGTCCTGCGCTACGGTGCGGGTCGTGAGCTGGTTCGACCCATCGACGTGGAGCTGGGTGCAGCGCGCCGTCGCCGCGGTCGTCGCCGACAAGGCGCCCGTGGCCGACCATGGCGCCGACGCCGACGGTCCCTACTCGCGCCCCCCGAGCTACGACCAGCTCAACGCGCTCGCCGCCATGTCTCGGTTCGCCTACGTCTACGCCTCGACGACCCGCCGAGCCGCCGACCTCGCGAGCCTGCCGCTCAAGCTCTACGCCGGGCACCCGGCGCGCGACCCCGACGCCGAGGTAGTCGGCGACCACCCGCTGCTCGACCTCCTCGACGAGCCGAACAGCGACCAGACCGGCGAGGAGTGGCGACGGCAGCAGGCGGTCGACCTCTTCCTGCCCGGCAACGCCTACGCGCTCAAGGTCGGCCCCTCGCCGAAGTCGCCGCCGCTCTCGCTCCTCCGGCTGCACCCCGAGGACGTCCGCATCGTGCCGCAGCGTCACGGCGCCGCGGTGCGCGCCTTCGAGGTCAACCTCGGCGATGACGGCCGCTGGTACGACCCCGAGCTGGTCATGCACGTCCGAGGCCCGAGCTGGGAGCGCGGTCCGCAGGGGCTCTACGGGCAGGGCGTCATCCGAGCGCTACACGACGAGCTGACGACGAAGATGCGCGCCCGCGAGCACCAGCGCCGGATGGCGGGACAGGGCCGGCCGGACGTCGTGCTGTCGCCGAAGGACTCCGATGACGCCTGGGGCGAGACCGCCCGAAAGGACGTGCTGGAGGCGTGGGCCAAGATGGCGGACTCGGGCAACCCGCTCGTGCTCGGCGGCGCCGTCTCGGCCGAGTTCCTGAACCTCTCGCCGCGGGACATGGAGTTCACCGAGCTGGACAAGCGCATCCGCGACTCCATCATGGCGGCGACGCAGACCCCTCCGGTCATCCTCGGGCTGGAGACTGCCAACTACGCGACC